TTGCGGGCGGGGGCAACCTTACGCGGGCAGGACCGCCAACAGGTCGAAAGCGAATAGGGTCGCGAACGAGCGCTCGTCCGTCCCCTCGTCTTCCGACAGGGGGGTGACGTCGTATAGGGTCGCATCGGCTGAGGTCACGAAGACCGCCTTCAGGCCGGCGAGGTCTTGCATCGCCCCAGCCAGGGCAGCACACCGGGCGCGGTGATCCGCCAAGGTCGTATCGTCGGCGTTCGAGAACAAGGTGACCCGGACCGAGCACGAGTAATTGCCGGCGCCTTCTGGCAGGTCGCCCGGGGTCTTCGCCGAGTCGCAAAGGACGATGGCCTTCGGCAGAACGTTCAGGTCGACCGAGTCCCCGGTATAGATAGCGACCCCGGTCAGCCCGGTCTCAGCGGTGAGGAAGGAGGCCACGTTGGCCTCGACGATATGTCGGATAGATTTTGTGCCCATAAAGTTTAAGAGTTGGAGTTGAAGTTGTCGGCTTTGTCTTTCTGATATGCCTCAAGTTGGGCGAATAGGCGAGCCATAGCCAAGGCCCGTGCCACCCCTTGAACGTCGTTCTTAGTAGCCTGGTTGTCGTTATCGCCAACGCTGTTGCCGATGCGGATATAAATCCCGTAACTGTTACGCATCAGGGTAGCGTAGCCGGTCCCAGCGTGGCGCTTAATCCAAACGGGGATTTCGGATCCCTTAAAGACGTTCTTACCTCGAACCTTGGGGAGCATTGAAAGCACCTCCCACCATCCTGACTTTATAAAACCGACGTGGCTTTGAGTCGTTTCAATATATGCTTTGAGCACGTCTTTAGACTCAACAACATATTTGCCAAGGTAACCACCCGAAGGCTTGCTCGTCCGCATCTTGCCTTGGTTGTTAACGTAGCGACGCGATAGGTGGATTTTCCGTAAGTCCGTGACGATTTCTTGTTGGGCCAAGGTCGGAGCCGGGTTTGATTTACTGAAGAAATTACGGGCCTTGTTAAATGCCCTGGTCAAGTTCCCGTCGTGGATAATTTCCTTAACGACTGAACTGTTAAGGTTACCTTGAAGGCTTGCGCGTTTGCGGATTGTCTCGAACTTGCCGACGTCGTTATTCTTAACGGCTGCTTTTAGTTTATTTAAACCAATACCAATCGAGGAAGCCTTCCGATTATCAGCAGCGACAAAGAGGTTATTAATAGAAATCGCTACGGCTTTATAACCCGCATCCTTTGCGGCCTTGCTCAATCCCTTGCCGCCGCCCTCAGCCATCGGAGGAGTCAGTTCGAGCGCCGCGTAGCAAAGTTCCCCGGCCCCGCGAACCCCAGCCTCCTCCATCGATAACTTCATCCCCGAGGCATAGTCGGTTAGGGCCGCCATAAACTTCTCCTTCGATTGTGGGATCAGGCCCACGGTTTTATTGATTATCGTCGATGACGACCAGGGTAATCCAAGCCGACGCGGGCTTATAGGTTTGCCCGGTGATGCGGAGGGACTTCCCCCCGGCCACAATCTTCTTGCCGATGGCTAGGCTGGCGATGGGCAAGCCCCCGCTGATGACCGCTGCCGATGCCCCATTAGACCCGTCTGGAAGGCTCCAGGAGGCCGTTGCAGCCGCAAGGCGGACCGTGTGCTGGGTTCGCTCACAAAAGCCCCCAGCCTCGAAGACCTGCGTCACGGAGGGGTCGGATAGCATACAGACGAAAGTAATCGCCCCGGAGTTGCACGATCCAGCCACGCCGAAATCGGCGAGGATAACCTTAGCGTCCGGCAGGAAGTCAGCGTATAGACTCACAACCTTGCGGGCCTTGGCAAACGGGCACAAAAAAGGGGCCCCCGTAGGGGCCCCGATTGAAGCGGCTTAGGCCGCAATCATCAGGCGGTCTTCAGACGGACCAGGCTGGTGGCCCGGCCAACCGAGCAACCCGCGAGGAGGGTGCACGTCACATTCAGGTAACCAGACTGTTCCTGGCCCATGATCACCTGAACGCCGAGGCCGGTGTCGGCGTCGATAGCGTTGGCGACTTCCCAACCCGGGATGTCGGTCTCTGGGAGGGCGGTGGCGAACGCGATGGCGTCCGGGCCAGCGACCCAACCAGCGAGGTTCTCGGAGTTGGCAGCGAGGTTCGCGAACTGATAGACGCGGGCGCCGGCAATGATGCCGAGGTCGCCGTCGCGGATGATTTGAGCGCCGAGGACGTTGTTACCAACGATCTGCGTATCCTGACGGAGGTCAGCGATGTAGGAGGACTTCAGGACAGCGTAGCGAGGGCTCGGGGCCTTGGCGTCGTCGAGCGTGTTCTGCACGGTCACGAGTTCGGCGTAGGTCAAATTCGTGCCGGTGGTCGAGGAAACCGAGTAGTTAGCCGCGGTGACCTGGGCGTTGATCAGGTCCATAACCTTCTGAGCGAGGGCGATGGAGGCCGTGTTAACGAAGTTGTTAACGAAGAACTGGGAACCGTATTCGCGGAGGTTCGACGGGGTGAAGCGGCTCGAGACCTTGTAGTGGCCGAGGCTGATCGTCGAGGAGGTCACGGTGGCGTCGTCGCCGGTGAGGTAACCAGAGGCGCCGAAGGACGAGGCCGTGGAGACGCCGATCAGGGGAACCTGGATGCTCATCCCAGCGGTGCCCGGGCGAGTGGAGAAGACGGTCGAGATGCCGGTGAGGACGGGCAACTTGTTCTTCAGGGTGGAGAGGACGCCTTCGGCGAGGACTGCCGGGGCTGCGGTGATGGAATTAGCCATAGATGTAGGTTAGTAGGAGATTAGGGGGAAATTAGAAAATGCCTTGAACGATCACCGTCTTGTGCGCCTTGAAATAGGCGGAGCGCTCAACCGAGCCAACGGGCAGGGCGAGGAACGCAGCGACGTGGTCGACGGCTTCAGGGCTGGCCTTCTCGGCATCAGCGGGGGAAATCTGAACAGGGGAGACGCCAACCGAAGCGGCAATCTTCGCGGCTTCTTTCGAGGCGCTGACTTTGCCGGCTTGAAGTTCGGCGACCAGGGCCTTCAGGGTAACGTTCTCAGCGGCGAGGCCGTCAACCGCGGCGGTCAGTTCGGCGTTGCGGGCATCCTTAGCGGACACCTCGGCCTTGATGGCGGTCAACTCGTCAGCGGCGCCGACGGTCAACTTCTCGACCGTAGCCCGCAGATCATCACGCTCGACAGCGAGGGAGATGGAGGCGGCGAGGGCATCGTTCAACTGTTCTTCGATGGTCATTTGGTTTTGCAGAGGGTGGCAACCGAGATAGCCACTAGAAGGACGAGAGGGCCGCGTTTAAGTTATCGGCCAGCCCGGTCACGAGCCCAACCTGGGCGGCTTGCTTCCCGCTAAAGGTCTGCCCTTCCATCGTCTCGGCCTTGACCATCTTGCGCTTCATTTGCACCGCGGCTTTAAAGTCGGCGTGGATAGAGTCGACCGAGGCTTGCAGGTTCTCGACCTGGTCAGCCGATAGGCTAGTCCCTTCAATGCCGGCGCCCTTATACTTGCCCGACTTGATGACGACCATCTTGATACCTTCCATCTCCGCGGCCTTAGAGTAATCCGGGATCGCCATATAAACGCCAATCGAGCCAACGGTCGCCGATGGCGCCGACACAACCCGGTCGGCAGCGCTCGCAACCCAATAGGCCGCCGAGCACATCTCGGAGTCGGTGTAGGCCATCGTCGGAACCTTCAGGCCGCGGACCTTGTTCGCCAACTCCTCGACGCCGGTGACCGTGCCGCCAGGGCTGGAGATGTGGAAAGCAATCCGCTGAACGCTGGGGTTCGCGGTCATCTGGTCAATCGCGTCGCAGACGTCTTCCAAATCGCAAGACCCCATCATCTTCTCGAGAGGCGAGAGACCTTTGCCGATCACTCCGGCCACCGGGATAACCCCCGTGCCGTTCTCAAGAATATAGGGGACAGGCGCCGCGCCGAACAACTGCGCCAGCATATCGGTAAAACCGAACTTCTCGCCAAGCGCAGCGTGATCGCTGGCCCGGGTCGGGTCGATGAGCAGGGGCTCGCGGCCCTTGAGGCCATTGGTAAGGAAACGCATAGAATTAGGGGAGGGGTTCGGGAGGGGGAGGCAGGTCGAGGTTCTCGGAAACCGTGTCGGGGATTTGGCTGTTAGCCTGTCCCTGCTGGAGCCAATTGAACCCGGGCTTATACAGCATCCAAACGGGGATGCCCGCAGCCTTCGCTTGCTCGATAATAAAGGTCATATCGCTCGCCCGCTTTTTCATCTCGGTTCGGAAGTCGAGCCCACGCTGCGCGTAGAGTTCAGACATAGAGAGGAGACCCATCTCAACGTCGTTACGGTCGTTCGCCGCGTCCCGGCCACCGTCGACCGTCACGCTCTTAGGGGTTGTCCAAGAGACGCTCGCCCAATCCGGGTCATCAGGCAGGTCGCCGTCAGCGATGCCTTGCCCGATGATGTAGCCCCAAGTCGGTTGGCAAAGTTGGTCAATCAGGATTTGCTGGAACTTGCCGAACACCCGTCCGGCCTTCGCCGTGATCAGGCGAACCGAGGCCCCGCCAATCTTCGACGGGTCGTTAACGAACTCGTAAGGCAGCACACCCTGGCTAATGTCTCGCTCCAGCGCCGCGAGGAAGCCGGTGAAGGTCGGGCTAGGGCGGTTTGAACTGAAGGACTCAAAGGACTCACCGGGCTCCAGCGCTAGCAACTTGCCGCCCATCCGGGCAGCGATATTCTCATAAGAGGCGCCGGCCCCGAGTTCGGCAGCGAGGTCGCCTTCGACATAGCCGCCCGATTTCTTGATAACCCGAGTGACGTCGGCGTTGTCCTTAACGGCTAGTTTCTCGAGTTCGAGAATGTCCATTTCGTCCTGAATGGAGTTGATGCTATGTTGTAGCATCGGAACACCTCGGGCGCCCGAAGCATACTCGTGGTCGACGACGTGCATCATAGACTCCGCCAGGATCTGCCGGTTCGAGCCGTCGGAGCGATAGACGTTGAACGCAATCAGTTCGCCGTAAGGTCCGAAAATGCAACCGTCGTGCATCCCCTCCGGGGCCACGGCGTCCATAGGGTCGCCGACGCGGTGGGCCTCAATCAGTTGCAACTTGGCCTCGCCCTTAGCGTTGCGGACCTTGGCGGCGAACGCGTCCCCGTCACGGGCCATCGCCCGCATAAGGATAGACTGCGCTTGCTCGAACGAAAATCGGTTCGTGATATCAATCCGTTTAGACTTCTCAGCGAAATAGGCTTCGTAAGTATCAGCGAGCCCCGGGGTGCTAGCGTGCGACTGCGGCTTGATACCATCGCCCGACGTATACAAGACCAGGTCGTTCAGTATTTGCTTGAATAGGCCGCTGTTCCGTTCCGCCCATCGGCACCGGCGAACCATCGTTAGACGGTCGGTCGGCTTCAGATCGCGGCGCAAGTCCTGCGCTGGGCCGTTATAAAATCCGCGGCGGAGGCGAGTCTGCCCAACACTCTGCCAGCCGCCAAAGGAAGCCTGAGGCTTCAGCGGATCAGCCTTTTCGGCTTTCTTCTTAGGGGTGGCCTTAGTCGTCTTCCGGGGTGGCATAAGTTATTGGTCGATGCGGTTATTCCAATTCGTCGAAACAATCGTGCGACGGTAACCATAAACGAGAGGGTCGAGGGTAGACAGGGCGAACAGGGCCTCGGTCAACATTTCCTTAGGTTGCATCGCCCAGGCTTTCGAGGCGCTCGAGCCGGAGTCCGAATAACTGACAACGTTCAGGCCCAACGTGATTGCCGTCACGGCCTTCGACTTGATAGCCAAAAGTTCGTCTTCCGTCAGACCGATGAAGATGCCAGATGCCATTTGCCTTGCATCGTAAGGCAACAGGGAGCCACTGGCCCGGTTGTTCCAACCCGCGCCCCACGCGCAAGTCCCGAGCCAGCAGCCTATGAACACACAAACACCCGACATTCCTGCGTCAAGCGGCATCC